ATGGCGGGGATTATCAAAAGAAGCAATAAATGGGTAGCCGTCTTCAAGACGCTGGACGGCAAAGAGGTCAGGAAAACCACTCGTATTGACGTGGTGCCAAAGGTTATTCCACCCGGGGCAAACAAAAGAGCGGTCATAGCGCAAAACGAGGCCAGGGCTCGCCTTATTGCCGAAGAGCTTGAGCATGGACACAAGACCGGCTTTGTTGACTCGCAGCGGCTCAAAGCTATCGCTGGCGGAGATGTTCAGGCGGCCAGCCTTGGCAGAAAGGCCGTGAGCGTTGGAGCGTATCTCCATGAATGGCTGCAATCACGATCCGGCAAGATTCAGGCACACGAAAGAGACGGGAAGGCCATCAAGCAGTTTATTTTGTTCCTGGGGAATGATGGAGGGCAAGCCATAGCCTCCATCAACAAAGACACCGTGAGACGGTTTGCGGAGACAGAAATGGAGCGCGTGTCATCCGGTACAGTATCAAGGTATCTCGAATCTCTTTCCTGCGCGTTCAATCAGGCTGTCGAAAAAGAATTGATCATCTCCAATCCTTTCAGGGGAGCCAGGCTGGACAAGAAAAAAAAGCAGGACGACAAACAGGAGCGCAACGCGTTCACCGTGGAAGAAGTCAAGAGGCTGGTAGAAATTTTACCGGGTGAATGGCCGGACATGATACGGGTATGCCTTTATACGGGCGGCCAGCGTTTGGGCGATATTGCCACCCTCAGATGGGAGCAGGTCAACCTTGACGGTGGACTGATTGCCATGACCTCACAAAAAACCAAGCGGCGCATGAACAAGCCCATCATCCGACCGCTGAAAGAGATTTTGGAAGAGAGGGAGAGATATTCCATCAATGAATTTGTGTTCCCTTTGGCCGCCATGAAACACGCACAAGGCGGCGGGAAGTCCAGCAAGCTCTCTCTTGAGTTTACCGGACTTCTGAAAAAACACGGCATCATTTCTGCCGGGGAAAGGAAAGGGAAGGGAGACAAGCGCGTGCTGTCTGAAAAAAGCTTTCACAGCCTGAGGGCGACCGCGGTGACGATTTTGCGGTTGGCAGGGGTGCCGGCGGACTTGTGCCGTTTTATTGTAGGGCATGACTCTGAAGAGATTGAACGGGTATATTTCCGGCCCGACTCGCAGGATGTCGTGCATGCAATAGAGGAAATATCCAGCAAGATTGTTTTGTAATCCTCTCGGGAGGAATTTGTCATCACGTGAACGGATAATCGATGACACAACGTCTTACCGGAGCCACAAGGCATCAAATCTCATGAAAAAACAGGAAATATTACCCCCCCCGCATTATAACGCACTAAATATTAGTTTATTAGGAGATAAATTTTCAGCAAGAAAGGGTTACGTCAATGTCGGGTAACGTGATGCTTGTGTTTTTCTTGCTGGCTGTGCTTTTCGGGGCTACTTGTTTCGGTCTCGGCATTGTGGAGGGTTACCGGCGAACCACAAAGAGGATCTTGCGAAACATCACTCAAAAGGATGAGAAGAAGAAATGAACTCGTCAATCTCCTCGTTTCCTCGTTCGGCGATCAAAGATTCCTTAGGTGTGCATATCAATGTAGATGTGTCTACTTATCTACATTACGCGCTTAATTCTAATGATGAAAAAAAATTAGGAAGGAGATCCGGGATGATGCTGGATGAAAAAAATGTAAAAAAGATGAAAAATAGTGTTGACTGGTGGTTAACCACCGATTATGTTGAGCGCATGCCAAGTCAACGGAAGATAGACAAAAAACAGATTTCAGTATGGATCCCCATCGTCCTCTTCCGAAAATTTCAAAAGAGAGCAAAAGAACTGAATATGACGATGACTGAAATCATTACCGCTTATTTAGTTCAACAAACTCAAAACGTAATCCTTACACCCGAAGATTATGAAAACATCGCCCGAGAAATACGAGAAAAAGCAAATAACAATTAACCTCCCTATTGACTTATTTGAGCAAATAAAATTGATTGCGCGGAAAGAACAAAGATCAGTTTCCGGGCAAGTAGTTTTTTTACTCGCGGGTGGTGAACCACCTATAAAAAAGAGAATCAAAAAGAAGGGAGTTTTTTTACCTATAGGTGGTGAACCACCTATAAAGAAAACCGAAACCGCCAACCGATAAACAACATGAACAACACCATAGTACCATTCAACAACGCCGCTTTGGGCTGTTCCGTCAGGACAGTCACCTTTGACGAAGAGCCATGGTTCGTCGGAAAAGACGTGTGTGCCGCTCTTGGTTACGCCAATGAAACTGATGCCATGAACCGACATTGTAAGGGGGTCGTGAAACGCTACCCCCTTCAAACTCCCGGAGGAGTACAGGAGATTCGCATCATCAACGAACCCGACATGATGCGTTTGATCTGTGGTTCCAAACTGGAATCAGCGAAGAGATTCGAGGCTTGGGTCTTTGAAGAAGTACTACCGACAATACGCAAGCACGGCATCTATGCGACGGGCGAAAAACTTCTTGAGTTGATTTCCAAGCCTGAGAACGCCATCAAGGTATTTCAGACGCTCAAAGATGAGCAGGACAAAAGAAAAGCTCTTGAAGCCAAGATAGAAGAGGACGCTCCCTACACAGAATTTGGAAAGAGCGTGGAAGTCTCCGCCGGCTGCATGCTGATTGGAGAATTCGCCAAGGTGCTGGCACAGAACGGACGGGAAATCGGACAGAACCGGCTTTTTGAGCTGCTGCGCAATGAAGGCATCCTTGGGAAGACAGGAAACCGCCGCAACGTGCCGTCCCAGGAACATGTGGAAGCCGGTCGTTTTCGGGTCAGTTACCGGATTATCCAGCACGCGAGCGGAAGAGCGGAAAGCAAAGCAACCCCGTATCTGACGCCTAAAGGTCAAGTATGGCTGTTGAAGCGGATGACGGGGAATAAAACCGAGCAGAAGGAGGTGAAGAAGTGAAAGCGCTGGCTGCCCTCGTTTTGTCCGGGCTTGTTCTGTGCGCCTGTAACCCACGCCCTTATGACTGGATTTGGAAAGGGGAACGGGAATGGATTATTAAGATCGAACAGCCAGGTCTTCTCGATATTTCTTTTTCCACTAGTGACCCTGAGTGCGTGAAGGCAATAAGTGATTATAAAAAGGATATTTATGGCTATCTGGTCACTAAACCGGACGGTGAGGAACTCTTTATATCCGGCACCGCGAGAATAACACGAAAGGAGGCTAAATGATGACTGACTGGCAATGCTTGGTAGCTTGGACGTTCATAACGACCTCTCTATCATTCGTTATGAACCTTATCATGGTTTTTACAAGGATAACAAAAGATTAACCGTGAAGAAGAAATACCCGAAAGTAATAATTAAAAACGGTCTATTGGCTATCGAAGAAGAACAATCAACAGAAATTAAAGTAATCATGGATACAGAGAATAGGCTTAAACGGAAGTAGAGGCAATAGCGTTTACATCAAAGACAAACAAGAAAAAACATATGAATACACCATACATCACCAGCGAGGAACTACGCAAGACCCTGAACATTAGCAAGGGTTCTCTAGTTCGACTTAATAAGGAAGGTTGTCCCCGTGTTTATTTTTCCGGCGGGCTGGGAGGAAAAGGAACACACCCGCGTTACAAACTTGACGAAGTAACGGCGTGGCTTGAGAAAAGATCTCAAGAATTTTTGAAGAAAGGAGGGCGAAAATGAGCATCGAATACGACGAAGAAGACCGCTGCATCCGTGTGGATGATGTAGCTGTGAGTCACGCAGATGCCGAACGGCTGATGAACGAACACGAAACCGCAGCCGCGGCCCTCGAAAACGCCCTGGTGCGGTACGAACGGGACCATGCCACGACGGACAACCCTGACGGACACAACGACGACTTTTGACCAAAGCCATGAACGGGAACGAAAAAACGATAGCCAGCCTTGCGGATGCCTTGGAAGTGCTGTCCGGAGTGCTGAGGGAATTGGCGGACACTCCGGTTCCTTCCTCGGCTGAAGCGTCAAGCGTCGGAATGAATAATTTTGTTCCGGTAGATGAATTCGGAAGCGCAAAAGACTGCGCCGAACGGTTCCACTACTCCGTCAGTGGTATTACTCCTTATTTGTCGGAAGGGGTGAGGCTTGGGAAAATTACCAAGATGACGCCTATGAACAATCAACGGGGCAGGAAGGGCGAAGCACGCTTCAACATGCGCGAAGTCAGAGATTTTCTCTCCAACCAATCAAAACAATGACCACACATCAACACATCATCGACCGGGGGCCCTACAAGGGCATGGTGGAAACACTCACCAACAACCCGCACCCCGCCAAAACGGCGCGCTGCTACATGTGCGCCGAACCGCTGAACGCCTCGTCTTCGTGGGTGTCCCTGGTAGGGGACCATCAGGACGGCGTCTTCTGCGCCCGCTATCTGTGTCGCCTGTGCGCCCGGGAGCGTCTCAACGGCATCCCTGACGAAGCGGAGCGCTGTTGGAACTACACCCAGGCCGCACAATCAAAAGACCTCCTCTCCAAAATCCTCGCTTACCTGATTTTGTGGTGTGGAGTAATTGCCGCTGGAGGAGGATTTTTATTCTTAATTTTCCTCCTGCTCAAAACACTTTTTAACTGAACCCAATAGAACAAAAACACCATGCAAAGATTATGAGTAACGCACCTACACATAAACTAGATTTGCCCCAGGCGCCAGTCCCGAAAAAGACACTCCATGAAATTGTGATGTCGGAGGACATGAAGAGACACATTGCCCAGCTTGTAGAGGGCATGATGACGCCGGAACGCTGTATCAGTATCTTCTGGCACTGCTGCCAGAAAACCCCACTCCTTCAGCAATGCGCCCCTGTAACGCTGATTGCATCCCTGAAAAACCTGCTGATGATGCGTTGTGAGCCTGACGGCATCCACGGCTATCTTGTTCCTTTTTGGAGCAATGATAAGGCAAGCGGCCGGTCTGTATTGACCTGCGTTGCTGTCCCCTCCGCCCGCGGCCTGATGCGTATGGCCCGCTCCAATGGCGTCACCAACCTCAATATTGGAATTGTGAGAGAGGGGGAGCCATTTTCCTGGGGCCTGGAAGAAGGAAAATTCGCAATGGGCCACATCCCGGAATGGGATGACAGCACGGCGCCCATCAGGGGTTTTTATTGCACCTGGACAGACAAGGACCTCTACCTACACGGGGAACGCATGAGCCTGCGCGCCGTGGAGGAAATCAAGGCCCGCACCAAGTCCCGGAACAAGAAAGGGGAAGTAGTAGGTCCGTGGGTGACTGACTTCGGGCAAATGGGGCTCAAAACGGTCATCAAGCGTGCCTCCAAGCAATGGGATTTGCCCCTCTACATCCAAGAAGCCATGAGCAGCGCCGACGATCAGGAATTTGGAAGCGAAATGCGGAATGTAACCCCGTCCAAGGATGAAAACGAGGAAATAGACCCCTTTAACCCGCCCAAACCGGAGGAAAAACGGCCTACGGCATCGGAGGCATTACCGCCTCCAAATGATGATACCGATGATTTTTTTGGAAGTCTGAAGGAGCAGGAACGTGAGTATGTACCAGCCAATAGAGAGGACTACTAAAGTTATGTTAGACCTTGAAAATATAGTTATTTACGAGGATGTCCCACAACGGAGCGACCTATGGTTTAAATTGCGTTCCGGTCATCTGACCGCCAGCAACTTTGACCGACTGATCACTCCCAAAACCGGGAAGCCGTCAGCCCAGCAGGATGATTTAATCATCGAACTGTGCTGCTCCTGTCTGCGTCCGGATGAAATAACCTTTGAAGGCAATTTTCACACGGATCGCGGGGAAGCCCTGGAACCGGAAGCCCGCGAGCTTTTCGCGACCTTGACCGGCAAAGCGGTAAAAGAAGTTGGATTTATCCGCCGCAAAACGGCCCCTATCGGGTGCAGCCCTGACGGACTTGTTTTTGAAAATCTGGAAGACGGGCTTGATCTTGTGATTGCCGGCCTTGAAATCAAGTGCCCGCTCTCCAAACATCATGCCAGGTATCTGCTGGACGGCGTGCTGCCGGACAAATATAAGCCGCAGGTGCACGGCTCCATGGCTGTGACTGGCTTGCGGGCGTGGTATTTCCTTTCCTACTGCCCCGGACTGCGCCCGTTTTTGGTCAAAGTGGAATGGGACGAGTACACCGACCGCATTAAGGCGGCTCTGGACGAATTCGGCCCAAAATACCTTGAGGCATACACCCGCATCATGCCGGAGATTCGCCCGGCAGCAGAAGGGAGGGCGGCATGAGAACCAGGGCAAGAGCTATCCACCGGCCCGGCGTGATGAATAAAACAGAAGCCGCCTATGGCTTTTACCTGTCTGACCTCCAAAACAAGGGGGAAATAAGGGAATTCAAGTTTGAAGCCGTCAAACTGGTCCTTGGGAACCGCTGCTCATACACGCCGGATTTCATGGTTGTCCGCCCTGACGGCACCCTTGAATTCCACGAAGTGAAAGGCTTTTGGCGCGACGACGCCAGGGTAAAAATCAAGACGGCCGCCGACAAGTTCCCCTTTGTTTTTATCGCTGCCAAGCAGACAAAAACGGGTTGGGAAATCGAAACAATCCAGGAAGGAGAAGCGGAATGAGTCCCGAAGAAAGAGAGAAAAAACGGCAGGTCATGATTGCGTACAATCTCCGTAAGAAGGCGGGCCTCACGAAGAGCCAGGAACAAGCCGAGCGCGAGTCTATGGAGATACTCCGCGCCAACCAGGCCAACGAGGCACGCAAGGCTCGCGAAGAGGCTGCCCGCGAGAAGAGGAGACGGAAGAAGGAAAAGGCGGAGAGGAACGCCGCTCAAGTCGATCTTGACGCCCTCAACGCCATCTACGGCACCCGCTTCCGGCACGGTCAGCAAGTCATAGTTAGAGGACATAGATATACCGTTATCGGTGCAAAATGGGGCGCATGGCTAAGAGTGAAGAACGATAAAGGCAAGTTTGGTTGCCGTCCCTATGACGCCTACCCCGTGATCAATCTGTCCGGCACCGTCACTTTTGATGATTGGACAATTAGTCCAAGCGGAAAACTTAAATTAAAGAAAGGAAATTAAAATGAATAGATTTAAGAAAACATATAAAGAATGCCTTTGCTTAGTATCATCAGGAGGTTTTGTTGCAGGATGCATTTATCCGATCGTTGGTTGGAATAATGGTCTACATGTTATTACAGAAGATAAAAACGGTGAACCATTGGATTATTTGCTTCATAATGGGGGCGGTGATCCTGTTGAAAACGAATATGGGATAACAGGCGATCTTGCGGCGGTAGATGATAGATTCGACGAAGAACAAGGAAACTTAATATTCCGAACTTTGGTTGACGGTAAAATCGACACATATCCGTGGGAGCTTGAACGGAAAGGAGGGGCGGAACAATGAAAAAGAACCCTCATATCATCGTCCAGCAGGTTTGCCCCATGAAGAAAACCGACAGCCGGAAATACGAAGTTCAGGCCGCGATTGTGCACCACAATGGCATAACGGGCCGTTACCGCATGGGGTACCCCACCAAACGACATGCACGGTGGGCGCAGCACCTTATTTGCACGACCAAGAATGCCTCACGCCTCCGTTGTTTCAATGAACTTAAATCCTTAATTGAGAAAGGGTGCTCGCATGAAGATGACGCCTGAGCAGAAAGCTTTTTACGAGTACGGGAAATCCGTGGAGTCCGTCAGGGAAACCATTCAGAAAATCCGGCAACACGCCATTCATGAATTTGGAGAGCCATATTACCTTTTGATGCCCTCTGAAAAAAGGATCTTAAGAATGGCAACGGACCTTGCCGGGAAAATCTATACCGTCCGCCAGAAACGGGCCGCGTGCCGGGCGTGGGTGCCTTTAATCCATCGCGATTGCCACAACTGCGCTTACAAAAATATTAAACCCGTGCCGGTTGTTTGTAACCCCTGCATCAACGAGGGATTTGCTGTCAACTGGGAGCCGAGAAAGGAGGGAGAGTGAATGAGCTACATCTTTTCGCGGGCGCTGGTGGAGGAATACTTGGCAGCGAGCTGCTCGGATTCCGCACCGTCTGCGCCGTCGAGCTCGAACCCTATCCCGCAAGCGTACTGCTCGCCCGACAGAATGACGGCCTACTCCCGCCTTTCCCGGTTTGGGATGACGTATGCACCTTTGACGGGCGACCATGGCGCGGCCTTGTTGACGTGGTATCTGGAGGCTTCCCGTGCCAGGACATCAGCGCGGCAGGTAAAGGTGCCGGCATTGATGGCGCCCGCTCTGGACTCTGGCGGGAAATGCACCGGATTGTTGGCGAAGTACGACCGAAATACGTCTTTGTGGAGAACTCCCCAATGCTCACTTCTCGCGGGCTTGGATGTGTTCTTGGGGACTTGGCCGCGATCGGGTATGATGCGGAATGGATGGTGCTGGGAGCGGACGACGTGGGTGCCCCGCATGAGCGTAAGCGCATGTGGATACTTGCTGTCAACTCCGCCGCTGGGGCAGGGCATGAAATTTGCAACCCCGCAAGCCAGGGATTTCAGGACGGGAGAAGCCAGAAGATGGGAAGACCCAGCCCGAAGTCGGAACCTGAACGACCAGATTGCAAAATTCCCGACTCCAACCTCACGGGATTGGAAGGACAGCGGCTCCAGCCAGGGCAATCGGAAGTCCCCGAACCTGGGAACTATAGCCAGCAGATTTCCTACCCCAAGAACAAAAGGCATGTGCGGAGGAAGTGGGGCTTTTCAGAAAATGAAAGCCCTGGAAGCCGAAGGGATTGTCACGACGGAAGAGCGGAAACAGATGACTGCGGGGAATGGTGGTCAGCTGAACCCGACGTGGACCGAGTGGCTCATGGGGTGGCCGCTAGAGTGGACCGCATTGAAGCCCTTGGCAACGGACAAGTTCCGGCAGTGGCGGCAACAGCATTCCGGGTTCTGCTCAGCAGATTCCGACGCGGAAAGGAGGGAGAATGAATACCTTTAACACTGCCAAAACCGCGCAAACTACCAACGTCTGGCTCACTCCGCGCTACGTATTGGATCTGCTGGGACAGTTCGACGTGGACCCCTGCGCCGCTACCGTGCGTCCGTGGGATTGTGCCCGTGTTAACTACACCGTGGAGGATAACGGCCTTCTGATGCCATGGGAGGGGCGCGTATGGCTTAACCCTCCTTATGGGAATGAAGCAGAAGCGTTCATGGAACGTATGAGTAACCATGTCGGCGGAGGTCTGGCACTCATTTTCATGAGGTCAGATACTCGCTGGTTCCAGCGGTGCGTGCTGCACCGTGCCCGGTATCTGTTCCTTTGGAAAGGCCGCATCCGCTTTTGCCGCCCGGACGGTGAGACCCACGGAAACCAGCCCAACGCGCCAAGTTGCCTTGTGGCGTGGGATAATACCGAGGCACCCCTACTGCATACACTGCAAAACCGGGGGTATGGAAAGGTGGCAGTGTTATGAAACCCTCCATATTTAGCATCCAGGCCGCGGAGAGTAAGAAAAAGGACAATTGAAATTATGCTTAAAGGGTATGGCAACATCACGAATGATTAGAGAGGGGTTCCTTGATTCAGAAAAGGTCGCGGCACTTTCATGGCGTACCGAATGCTTCTTCCATCGGCTCCTGTTGGTGGCGGATGACTACGGCCTGTTTGACGCTCGCCCTACGGTATTGAGGACTCGCTTATTCCCCCTGCACCTTGACAAAATCAGTAACCAGGACATTCAAGACTGCCTTCACGAAACGGAGGAAGCCGGGCTTGTAAGGGCATACTGTGTCGGGGGCAAGGATTACGTGCAGATCATCAATTTCGGGCAGCGCAGACAGAGTAAGCCCAAGTTCCCGCTTCCTGACGGTGATTCACCGTGTAATACAGTGAGTCACGGTAGTTCACGGGAATCCACGGTGAATAACGGTGAGTCACGGAAATCCACCGCTTATACGGAGACGGAGACGAAGACGGATACGTATACGAAATCGGAGACGGAGACGAAGGAAGCTTCGCCTAACGGCTCGCGTTCGGCAACTGCTCCTTCTCGTTCTTCTCTTCCTTCTTCACCGGGAGAAGTGGAAGCCCACCTGAAAAACGAGGTTGGAAGAGGCTGCTTGCTCCTACCCCCCAGAGAGATTCCAGAATGCGCCCAGCAATACTGGGCGGATCGGGACGGTTTGGGTTGGGTGGACAGGTCAGGCGTGCCTATTTCAAACTGGAAAAGCAATGCTTGGAGTTACGCCCAGCGTTGGGCAAGGAACCTCGAAACAAAAGGGCAATCACCAGGAGTGGAAAGAGACCCCTTCGATCCAAGATTTAGAAAAAACATTTAACCCTCAATAACAATTTATGCAACTTACAGAAACACAACTCAACGCCGAGAAAACCGTTCTTGGCAACTGCATTGACGGAGCCGACAAGGTGGCCGCTCTCGTCGAACAAGGCATTGGAAGGAGCCACTTTGCCCTTCCTGCCCACCAGAAAATATGGGCTGCCTTTGAAGCCTTGTCCAAGACGCCGGAGAAGCTCAACATTACCGACCTGATCCAGCACCTGGACTCTTCCGGAGACTTGGAATCCGTAGGGGGACATGTCGGGCTTGTCGAGCTTTCAACCAGCTTTGCCTACCATTTCCAGTTCGAGCCCTCCGTGAAGATTCTGGCGGAATCCAAGAAGAAGCGGGATGTGGAATCCCTGTTCATTTCCGGGCTGGAAAATCTTCAAAACCCAACCCTGACCAAAGACGAAGTTCTGGCGGAAGCCGAAAAGGTGATGTCCTCCTTGCGGGAAACTTACGGAGTGGCCCAAGTGGCGCGCATGGCTGATGGCACACAGAAGGTGGTGGAAGGGTTGGAGTTCCGCATCAAGAATCCAGGACAGACCAAGGGGCTTCCTACCGGGTATCCCTCCCTGGACAGGATGCTGGACGGCCTGCAGAAGACTTCCATGATCGTCATCGGAGCCCGGCCCGCCGTGGGGAAGACTTCCTTCATGACCAATATTCTGTACAATCTGGCTGCCGAAGGGGTGCCAGTAGGCATGTTCTCTCTGGAAATGTCCAAGGAGCAGTTACTTGAACGTACGCTTTTTGGCATGTCCAAAATCAATGCGGCCAATCTGCGCCGAGGCATCAAGCTGACCAAGTGGCAGCAGGAGGCTTTCACCAATGCGGTTCGCAAGGTGAAGAGCCTGCCCTTCTTCGTGGACGACCGGGGAGCCTTGAGGATTGACCAGATCCAGGCAACCGCCCGGCGCATGGTGGCGGACCACGGCGTGAGGTGCATCGGCGTGGACTACCTGCAGCTTGCCAATCCTTCCAGCCGCGGCGCTTCCCGGGAACGGGAAGTGTCAGAGATTTCCGCCGGCCTCAAGGCCCTGGCCAAGGAGCTGAATATTCCGGTAATCGTGCTGGCCCAGTTGAACCGGGAAGCGGAGAAACGCGCCGGGAAGGAAGCCGGGGTTCCCCGTGTGTCCGACCTGCGCGACTCCGGCTCCATCGAACAGGATGCCGACCAGATATTATTGCTCTACAGGCCATACGTCATGGACAAAAATGCAGATCCGGAAGAGGCGAAAATCATCGTCGGCAAGAACCGTTTCGGGGAGATTGGTTACATTGACCTGAAATGGGATGCTGCCGCCACTACCTACAGGGAGGCTTAATATCATGAAGAACATGTCGTCAGTCAGAAAAGACCTGTTGCGGAACATTGTCCGCCAGAGGGTGCGGCCGTCGCAGCTGCTTATCCTGATGGAGGTCCGAGATCATCCGGGAAGAACGTCACGGGAGATTGCTGACAGGTGCCATCTGGACCCCAGTAACGTGTCCCACAGGCTGGATTACCTGGCAAGGACTGGCGACGTGGTCAAAACCGGGTCACGTCCCTGTGTGCATTATTTGAGCAAGCAGGGGCGTGATTTTTTGGATGGAGTTGAGGATTCAAAGTCAGCAGGTTGATGCTATCGGCAAGAAACGTTGACACTCGGCAACTCGACACGCCGAAAAACAGGAGGGTAAAATATTGGTATGAAGAGAGAGGGTAACAAATCCAGGACGACGGAGAAGAAGAAGGAGTTTGCAAGGCTCCTGGTTGATGGAAAATTGTCCAAGGCGGACGCATACCGTAAGGCTTACAAACGCAAGGACATGAGCAATGAGGCGGCAAGTAAGGCGGCTTCCCGTTTGTCCAAAGATGCTGAAATTGTGCGAATGATTGACGAATTGAACGCCCAGTTGAATAAATCCGCCGTGCTGACCAAGCAGGAACGCATGGAATGGCTTTCCCGCGTTGTGACAACTCCCATCGGTGATATTGACAACACGTCAGAGCTTTGCCAAGAGTCTTCCATTGATGAAAATGGCATGAAATTCAAGATGCCATCGAAAATTGCAGCCATTGCCGAGCTCAACAAGATGGATGGAGCCTATGCACCAGAGAAGATGAAAGTAGATGCAGGAGAGAACTTTATGATTCTTTTGGCGTCCCTGCCATTTGATCCTCCCGTAAAGTCCGGCAAAAAGTAG